TGTTGACGCCCATAACAGTTCATGTAGAATAACTTGTGTCGGGGATGTCCCGTCGAGTCTTAAGGGAGACTATACAATGGCTAATATCTACCAACCTGTTATCGAAAAGATCGAAGCGGCTCGCGCTGTCGTAGCGAAGGCCAACATCGATCAAGCTACTGCAAAAGCTATTTGGGAGGCGGCACCTGATATCGATGAAGATATCTACGCTTGGGCCGAGTACCACAAAGCTAATGATGTAGCGTTAAGTGCTCACATGGCTTACGGCGAGATAGAGCGCTGTTCTGAGACGCTGTCATTACCATTATCTAAGCCTGAGACGCGTTACGTCATCACTGACGGCGATCTTATCTCACCTGCTGGATTTCATTGTGACTCTGGTGTTTATGTTCGCAATGACTACTGGGTCGAGACTGATCGCCTGCCACGCCACTGGGATGGCAAGGCCTACGACATGAAGAAGGTTGCAGAAGAGATGGCCGCATAAGCGGCCCCAACCATTTGCTTGAGGAGGCATACAATGGAAATCGGCTACTACAAAAATCTGCCAATGCACCGCAAGGTGCGCTACCTAATCGACGACCGTGACATCGCAGACGTGATGCTCGGTCACTGGTCAGGCGACGACGGTGAGTTTGACATGCAACGTGTTGATCGCTTTCTGTCAGATGTCGAGACTTGCGGACTGACACTAGAGCAGTTCATGCAGATTAGCTGGGGTGATACACATTGAACCCTTCTATTACCGGGCGCGCTGAGCGCCTTCTTCTTGCTCGCTACTTCCAGCATGAGGTAGTGAGCATTCTCATTTTAGAGTTCCCAGAGCTGGACGAGTTCCAGATTGAAGACCTGCCGAAGCATGTAGCGCGATTGGCAGGCAAGGAGGAGTAATGGCTTATGACATGGGCACGCCGCAAGGCGATGGTGAAATGACGTTCCAAGAGATAGGGGACGTGCTTGGCTGTTCACGACAGAACGCCAAAAACATTTATAACTCAGCGATGCGCAAGCTCGCTAAAGATGATCGGCTACGGGAGTATTGGAATGACTTGGTCAGAGAGAGCAGTGGGACTACTGGCATTGATCGGCATTTTGGTAGCAATGGGCTACGTTGGTGAGATGGACTATCACGACGCCTTAGAGCGTCAGCGTCATTATTGTGATAGCGTCACCCGGTACGAAGTTACCAATGGTTTAGAAGGGCATCCAGATTATGATCGATGGACGACATGTGATGAAGATTAGCGTTGAGCAGATGAAAGAGGCACGCGCGTTGTATGAGAAAGGTGTAGACATCTGGTCGTTGTCAGAGGCGTTTGGTGTGCATTACGACACTATGCGCCGCTATCTGCGGCAGTATGACCTATATGGTGTGTCTCTATTCAGCCCTAACCCACGATATATTGAGGATGAAGCCGATAACGCTTAAAATGGTCACGTAATCAGAGGGGAGTGTGGGGATGCTCCAAGTGGTGAACATAGAGTGGCACGCAATCGCACCGGGCAATATGCCTTGTGAGGAGCGAACAGTTCTCGTCGCTTTCGACGACATGACCGTGGAGTCATGGCCACTAACCTCTGATGATATTCTGGACGGGCAGGTTCGAGCAGGACGCAACATGGGGTTGTACTGGGCCGAATCATTACCGCACCCTGATGAGGACTAAACCGTGGCAATGACGAGGCGACAAAAGATTAGCGCAGACGTGAAGAAGGGGACGAGAGAGAAGATCGAAGCCGGACGTCTGTTGACGCAAATCACTGATAACATTCAAAAAATCGGTGAGCTGGACGTTGAAAACGCAAACTTTCTCAATGAGCTAAAGAAGTATGAGGCGATGCAACGCGACAACTTCCGATTGTTCAACAAGGTATTGCCTGACCTAAAGGCTGTAGAGGCTGACCTGATCAGCTCCGATGGCTCACTTACTCCCCCCACGGTGATCGAGCTTGTCGCAAAAACTATCGATTGAACTACCGCCAAAGCTAACTGATTTGTTCTCCGGGGAGGCCCGGTATCGGTGTGCTTATGGCGGCCGCGGCTCAGCCAAGACTCGTAGCTTCGCTTTAATGAGTGCTGTATGGGGCATGCGATGGGGTATGGCTGGTAAGCAGGGGCAGATCCTATGTGCGCGAGAACACCTCAACTCTCTCGATGAGTCATCGATGGAAGAGGTGAAGTCAGCTATACGCTCAGTACCACACCTTGCTCAGTATTATGAAATCGGTGAGCGCTTCATCAGATCAAAAGACGGCCGCATCACTTACGTGTTCGCTGGCTTACGACGCAATCTCGATAGCATTAAGTCTAAGGCCCGTATCCTGCTGTGCTGGGTAGATGAGGCGGAGACCGTTACGGAAACAGCGTGGCAGAAGCTCATCCCTACAGTGCGAGAAGACGACTCTGAGATATGGGTCACGTGGAACCCTGAGAACAAGCATAGCCCGACTCACGCGCGCTTCCGGGTAAACACACCTGAGCATTGCAATATCGTTGAGATGAATTGGCGAGACAACCCATGGTTCCCGGACGTCTTAGAGAAGGAGCGCATAGCTGACAAGGAGAAGCGTCCTGACATCTACGATCATATCTGGGAAGGTGACTTTAAAATCTTCTCTGAGGGCGCGTACTACACGGTTGAGATGGCTAATGCCCGGCATGAGGATAGGATTACTCGTGTGCCTTACGAGCGCTCTGTAGGCGTTGTGACGGCGTGGGACTTGGGTGTTGGTGACAGCACTGCTATCTGGTTTGCGCAGTTTATAGGGCCAGAGGTGCGCCTTATCGATTACTACGAAGCATCAGGTGTCGGTTTGGATCATTACGCTCGCGTGCTACAGGAAAAGGGCTACATCTACGACAAGCATATCTTGCCTCACGACGTGCGCGTGCGAGAGCTGGGTAGCGGCCGGTCACGACTAGAGGTGCTGGACCAGTTGCGTGTGCGCCCGGTAGAGATAGCGCCTCAGCTTAACGTAGACGATGGCATACAAGCCGTTCGGTCAATGCTGGACTCATGCTGGTTTGATGAGACCAAGTGCGAAAAGGGTATCGATGCGTTACGTCAATATCGACGACAGTACAATGAGCAGATGATGGTGTGGGCTGAGCGCCCGTTGCACGACTGGACCTCACACTGCGCAGATGCTTTCCGCTACCTTGCTATCGGTTACCGGGTGACGTCCGATTGGGGTGCGCCGATACGTCGTAACCTTGCGGGCATTGTCTGATATAATTGGCCTTCGACCCCGGAGGTTTCATGGCAATAGGATCACGACTACGCGGCATCTTGGATGAGATGTTTAGCTCTGCTGATAACGCAGAAGACCTAGCCATAGAGTTGCAGTATGAACGTGGTTACCCGGAGTCCGTGGCTGAGCGCATCGCTTATGGTGAGCTTGACATGAGGCCCGGAGCGATCGCAGAGCGTAGTGCAGATTTCACTAAAGGCGACCCCACTGTCTATTTTCACGGTGGCTATATGCCTGCTAATCAGTTCCGTGGCGACGGCGATCTAATCTTCGCGACGCCAGATCCCTTTTTAGCTAACACCTACATACCAAATAATGGTGCATTTGACGCGCTAAGTGGACAGCTTTATCCATTACGCATTGATACATCTGATTTTCTGACGACAGACGCGCGCGGCGATAACTGGGGAATGATAGAGCTAAACGACATTCTAGGCCCCGATGGCAGTCGTTTATATCGTGGAGAGCGCGGTCGGTACTATGAGACTGATCAGCTCGGTAACATGGCGAGGCATAATAATTTTCCGGGTATTTTTATCGACAACGTAGTTGATGTCGGCGATAACTATCGGCTGAGTAATAAAGCACTGCAAGATGCACAGCACCCACTGCTTACACGATTTCAGTCGCTACAAGACGGCTCAGATATAGTCGCTGTCAATGATCCTACGAAAGTGCGTTCTCAGTACGCCGCCTTCGACCCGGAATATACGGGCGATAATTTGCTTGGCTTCCAAGGAGCATCGTCTCAACCAAGCGTACTTGGAGCAGTTGCCAACTCGGCTGTAGGTGCCGCAAACGTGGTTGCTGACAGCGCAGAGGAAGAGCTGTACGAAGGATTAACCGACAAGATGGTTGATTACCTCACTGAGGAGATGGGCGGCTCAGAAGAGGATAGAGAGCGTGCTGAGATGATATCGCTCGGCATGGACTTCCTGCCCTTCGTAGGCGCGGCAAAGGGCGTATCAGAAACTTACGACGCCTATCAAAACGATGACAAGTTAGGCATGGCGCTAGGCGGTGCAGGCATACTTGCGGGACTTATCCCATTCGGTAAGGCTGGATTGAATGCCGCGGTAGGTATGGTCAAAGACGTGCCAGAGGTTACACGCGACACCGGCCTGTTACAGCGTGTGGGTGACGTAGACCTCGTTAACGATATGAAGGTAGAGGGTGTCGAAGGCCCGGCATTGATACCAAACCAAACGCTACGCGCTGAAGATCTTGAAGGCCGTGGCTATGTGTCTACGATGGCCGATACGTCATCTGGCGACCTGTTCAACATACAAGCCATCAATGATATGCCGGTACAAACAACCCGGTTCGGTGGCGTCGAATACATGCGAAACCCAGCTAACGCTCTGATGGATCGCGTATGGGCGTCTGATGAAAATCAAGTATCTGGGATATTGAATGCCGCGCGCCAAGCGCAGGATCTGGCTGGCACAAGCAAAGCACCCGTCATGTTGCCTTATGGCATGGGTGCGCACAGCACCGATTTCTACACGGGCACTGGCGACATCATGACTCAGATTGCGCGTCAGAACGTGTCTAAGAAGACCGCTAGGGCGTTAGATAAGCAAATTAGAGAGGGTAAGGGCGCAGTTGCAGGCGTGCCTGACTTCCCCGGACTGCTAAGCCCAGACTTGGATTCATACATGAGGAGCGCTGGTGGAGACCGTAAGACGATCACCAAGGCTATCGATGACTTCCGAGAGGACACGGGCATTACACTATCGGAGGCAAGAGCCGCGTTAGTAGACCCAAATCAAATGGCACCACGTGTAGGCAACCTATCGACCGCTGGCGTTATCGATTTAGCGAGAGGCTCTACGCCCGGAATGCATCCATCGTACAACACGGACTTGTATGGGCAGTTTCTCGGCACCTTTGATGGCACACCAAACCTAATCGATATGCCGGGGTTTGGAGCTATGAAGCGAAGCACGCGCGAAAACTTCGTAGACCTAATGTCTGGCCGAGGCCATAACCTATCTGCCAACCCGGTGCCAGCTCCAGTCGGCAAAGCGATGCAGGGCGGACTGATCGGAACATTTGACCAGCAGTTACTTGATGAACTAATCAGCGGCGGCTTCATAGCCCCTTAACTGATAGGTATAATATGGCTACACCACGAAAAGGTAAGGCAAAGGTTAAGGTAACGGCTTCTGGCAAAAAGGTGTCCTACGGACAGGCCGGTAAAGCCAAGGGCGGAGGTCCGCGAGTAAGGCCCGGAACCAGCAAGGGGGACAGCTATTGCGCTCGAAGTGCT